CAGCCCGCCACCTCGGCGGGCTTTGTCGTTCCATGACCCGGACCCCTCGCCAGCCGAGCGCCACCCACCAGGGCGGCGGTAGCCCCTGGGGCGGGGACTGGGGAGGGGAGGGGAGGGGGTCTCGCGAGAACTCCGGGACCCCGCCGCCACCCGCCAGTCACGGATCTCCCCCCGTGGAAATCTGGGGCTCCGGCGGATGAGCGCCCGCTACGGCCACCACCACCGGACGATCCGCGCCCGGCTCGCTCCGATCGTCCGCACCGGGACCGCCATGTGCGCGCGCTGCGGCCAGTTCATCGGACCGAACGAGCCGTGGGATCTCGGCCACGACGACGCCGATCCCACCCGGTACGCCGGCCCGGAGCATCAGAAGTGCAACCGGGGGACGATCAACAACCTCCGACGCGCCCTCGAGGAGCAGACGGCGCCGCCGGTCTCCTATCCCCTCGCCCGGGAGACCGAGTGACCGCTCGGCGCCGGACGCCCCCGCTCGTCGCCGCGGTGAAGCGCGACCTCGCCGCGCTGGCAAAGCGCGACTCCGAGGCCGCGAAGGGGACAGCGGCCACCCTCTGCCTGCGTCTGGCGGAGGAGATCGAGTCGGGAGACCCCGACGTGCAGCTCGCCGCCCGCGTCTCCGCCGGCAAGCTCCTCGCCGAGACGATGGCGACGCTCATGGCCGCGGTCCCGGCCGAGCAGAAGGTGGACCGCCTCGACGAGCTCACTGCCCGGCGCGCCTCCCGGAAGGCGCGCGCGTGACACCGGACAAGGAGATGCCCATGCGTACGTTCGATCCCACGGTCGACAGCTACCCGCTCCCGCCTGTGGACGGTTCGGCGTACCCCGCCGACGCGGTGGATCTTCCGCTGGAGACTGCCGCCGCGTGACACCGGTCCTCGACATGGTCCGGCCCCGCATCGCGCACTACCCGGCCTACTCCACCTCGGCCGGTCGCGAGGCCGTGGACCTCGCCCGGTTCGCCGGCCTGCAGCTGGACGACTGGCAGGCGTTCGTCCTCGAGCACTCCCTCGGCGAGCTCCCCAACGGAAGGTGGGCGGCCCGCGACATCGGATGCATCCTGCCCCGCCAGAACGGGAAGAACGCGATCCTCGAGGCCCGGGAGCTCGCTGGGCTGTTCCTGCTCAATGAGCGGCTTATCGTGCACACCGCCCACGAGGGCGCGACCGCCGCCGAGTCGATGCGCCGGCTCGAGGAGCTGATCGAGGGCACGCCCGAGTTCTCCCGCCGGGTCAAGAACTTCTGGCACGCGAACGGGAAGGAGGCGATCGAGCTGATGAACGGTCAGCGGATCCGCTTCCGCACCCGCACCAAGGGCGGCGGCCGCGGCTTCTCCGCCGACTGCGTGATCTTCGACGAGGCGATGATCCTCCCGGACGCCACCGTCTCGGCGCTCCTGCCGACCCTCTCGGCCCGGCCGAACCCTCAGGTGTGGTTCACGGGCTCCGCGGTCGACCAGGCGATCCACGAGCACGGCCTGGTGCTCGCCCGCATCCGTGAGCGCGGCCACCGTGGCGACCCGAACCTCGCCTACTTCGAGTGGTCCGCCGAGTTCCGCGACGCCGAGGGCCGCGAGGCCGACCCCTCCGCACTCACCGCCGAGCAGATCGGCGACCGAATCAAGTGGCGAGAGGCGAACCCGGCCCTTGGCGTCCGGATCGAAGACGACGACGTCGAGGCCGAGCTCGTCGGGATGGACAACCGCGGCTTCGCGGTCGAGCGCCTTGGCGTCGGATCGTGGCCGTCCACCGACCCGGCGATGGGATCGGTCATCGACCTGAACGTCTGGCGCTCCCTCGCCGACGCCGCGTCGAAGATCACCGGCCCCGTCACCCTCTCCTTCGACGTCACCCCCGACCGGGCCTACTCGTCGATCTGCGCCGCCGGCCGCCGCGCCGACGGCCTCCTGCACGTCCAGGTCATCGAGCGCCGCCCGGGCACCGGATGGGTCGTGGATCGCGTCAACGAGCTCCGCGCCGAGCACCGGCCGCACTCGGTGGTCTGCGACGGCAACGGCCCCGCCTCATCGCTCGCTGAGGCCATCGGCAACGTGACCGTGCTGGCATCGGCCGACTACGTCCGCTCCTGCGGCGCCTTCTTCGACCTCGTGTCCGAGCGCGGCCTTCGCCACCTCGGAACGGGCGAGCTCGACTCAGCAATCCGCGGGGCCGCCAAGCGCCCCCTGGTGGACGCCTGGGCGTGGTCGCGCAAGTCCTCGGCCGTGGACATCTCGCCCCTGGTCGGCGTGACCCTCGCCGCGTGGGGCGCCTCGACCGCTCACGACGTCGGCCCGATGGTGGCGTTCGCGTGACGCGCGCCCGCCTCGCCTTCGCCCTGGTCGCGACGGGCGCCCTGGCCGTCCTCACGGGCGTCGCGATGGTCTACATCCCCGCGGCGATCGTCCTGGCCGGCGGCGCGCTGGTCGCTACGGGGCTGCTCGGCATCGACGTCGGCGGTGAGAAGTGACCACGCTCCTGTCCGCCCTCTCCGGGCGCCGCGGTGAGCGGTCGCTGACGCTCGACCAGGCGATCGAGCTGATCAAGTTCAACGGGGTACAGTACGGCACCTACCCCGTGACGTCCCTCGGCTCACCGGCCGAGGAGATCGGCGGGGACTTCCAGGGCATCTCGCAGACGGCCTACAAGGGCAACGGCGTCGTCTTCTCCTGCATGGACGTCCGGATGAAGCTGTTCTCCGAGGCGCGCTTCCAGTATCAGCGGATGCGGAACGGACGCCCCGGCGACCTCTTCGGATCGCCCGCTCTGCGGATCCTCGAGCAGCCCTATCCGGGCGGCACGACCCGCGACCTGCTCTCCCGGGCGATCCAGGACGCCGACCTTGCGGGGAACTGGTACGGCGCCCGGATGAACGGCGGCATCCGCCGCCTGCGCCCCGACTGGGTGACCATCGTCCTCGGAAGCCGCACCGACACCGAGCGCCCCTCAGAGGCCGCAGACGCCGAGGTGGTCGGCTACATCTACCACCCGGGCGGGCGGGGCTCCTCGGACCGCGCCTCGATGCTCCTGCCGGAGGAGGTCGCGCACTTCGCGCCGATCCCCGACCCCGCCGCGCGCTACCGCGGCATGTCGTGGCTCACCCCGATCCTGCGCGAGATCGCCGCCGACGGCCAGATGACCGCGCACCAGTCGTCCTTCCTCGAGAAGGGCGCCACGCCGAACATGATCATCGCCCTGCAGGAGCAGAACCCGGAGAACTTCCGGCGCTGGGTGGACGAGTTCAACAAGCACCACGGCGGCGCGACCAACGCCTACAAGACCCTCTTCCTCGGCGCCGGCGCCGATGCCACCGTGGTCGGCTCGAACTTCCAGCAGATCGACTTCAAGCAGGTCCGCGGACACGGTGAGACGCGCATCGCAGCCGCCGCGGGCGTCCCGCCGGTCATCGTCGGCCTCTCAGAGGGCCTGGCAGCCGCGACCTACTCGAACTACGGGCAGGCCCGCCGCCGCTTCGCCGACGGCACGATGCGCCCCCTGTGGGGCCTCATGGCCGACGCCCTCTCCTCAGTCGTCTCGGTGCCCTCGGACACCCGCCTGCACTACGACGACCGCGACATCCCCTTCCTGCAGGAGGACGTCGCCGACGAGGCCGCGATCCAAGAGACCCAGGCTCGGACCATCCGCACCCTGGTCGACGGCGGCTTCACCCCCGAGTCGTCCGTGGCCGCCGTGATGAACGGCGACATGACGATGCTCGACCACACCGGGCTCTTCTCGGTGCAGCTGCAGGAGCCCGGAGCCCAGGGGGCCGAGGAGCCTCCCCCGCCGGCCCCCGCCGACCCGCCGTCGTCCGACGAACCCGACACGCCCCCACCGGACGACGAATGAGACCCGCCCCATACCCCACGACCAAGGCCGCCACCGAGCGGCCTTTTTCATGCCCTAAGGCGCCGAAAGCGCCTCTAGGACGAGATCGCGGTAGTGCTGAACTGCGAACGCGACGAGGTCTTCGACCCGCGCTCCGTGTGGGTGGGGCCTGGTCCACAGCTCCAGGTTGCCGAGCCGGTTATCCAGCCTGTCTCCGTTCCGGTGATGGACGTGCTCCCATGAGTGCAGCCGCCTTCCGAGGCTCTGCTCCATCACGTATCGGTGCTCACCCACCGGACGGCCGTCGATTCGCAGAACTCGATAGCCGTGGGAGATCGTCCCACCGCCGTCGGGCCCCCTCATCCGGCCTGAAGGTCCAGGTTCGCCCCTCTTCTTCCACCGCCGGTAGTGGAGCTTGCAGTACGCCGGATCTGTGTAGAGGCGGTCGCGGCTGCACCCATCGACTGCGCACTCTCCGCCCTTGCGGCGGATCGGAGTCTGCATCGGCGCGCCGGACATGTGGCGCGCGTAGTGCGTCGCGCAGTAGCCGCGGGCCCGAAACGGTCGCCCGCATCCTTCGATCTCACAAACTCTATCCACGTCCCAATGATAGCAGGCATGGGGGGGTTCGATAAATGTCCACTGACCAGGAGGCACCGAAAGTGCCCGAGAGCACCGAACGCCCCCCCCGCGACCAGCTCGTGCGAGCTGCCTACCTGCCCTCTGCGGTCCGCGAGGACGCCGACTCCGATTCGGGGCGTCCCGTCCTGCACGGCCACTTCGCTCGTTTCAACGAGTGGACGGAGATCGACTCCCGTGAAGGGCGCTTCATGGAGCGCCTGGCGCCAGGGGCATTCGCGAAGACTCTCAGTGAGCGCGCGCCGCGTGTCCTGTTCAATCACGGCGCCGACCCCGACCTCGGCAACAAGCTCCTCGGTAAGCCGATCAACTACGGCGAGGACAAGCGCGGGGCCTGGTACGAGGTCGAGCTGTTCGAGGGCATCCCGCCTCTCCTTCTCGACGGCCTCCGCTCGGGTGAGTACGGGGCCTCCTTCCGGTTCAGCATCCCGAAGGACCGCGACGAGTGGGACAACCGTCCCCGCCGCTCGACGCACAACCCGGAGGGCATTCCGGAGCGGACGATCCGAGAGGTCCGTCTCTACGAGTTCGGCCCCGTTTCGTTCCCGGCGTATGCCGGGGCGACCGCCGGAGTCCGCTCCGAGGACGACAGCCTTGGGCGTTTGGCCTTCTTCGCCGACGCCCTGACCCAGCTCATCCGTTCCGCGCCCTCAGTGGCGCCGGCTGATGAGCAGATCGAAGAGGACGAGCGCAGCGACGCCGAGGCCGAGCCTCACCTCGCCGACGCGCCCGCCGAATCGGAGCAGGCCACCGAGCCCGCCGAGACGCGGGACACCAGCACCACCGACGCACCCTCGACGGAAGGCGCCGGGACCGAGTCCCACCCCGCCCGCGAGCGCCGCGTGTCCACGCCGAGGGACCCGAGCGACCGCTCGTGGATCCACGGCGAAACACCTTCCCCGAGGAGTTCCAAGTGGAACCCATGACGCAGGAGGAGCGCGAGGCGCGGGTCAAGCAGATCGCGCAGCGCCTCTCCGAGCTGAACACGCAGTACCTCGACCGTGCCATGCCCGACGCCGAGCGTGACGAGTGGCGCGAGCTGCAGGCCGAGAAGAAGGAGCACGAGGCCGTCATCGCCGAGCTCATCGAGCGGCGCGCGGTGGTCGAGGCGCTGGGCGAGCGCGATGGCGCTCGCGAGATGCCGCAGACCCTCCAGACGCACCGCCCGGGCGCGACCCGCGGCGAGGACATCTGGGACCTCTCGACGATCCGCTCCTCGATCGACTCCCCGGAGTCAGCTGTCCGCGAGCTCCGCGAGCGTGCCATGCGCGCGACCGAGGGGTTCAAGTTCCCGGAGATCACCGACGCCGGCGCCTCGCGCGACCGGATCGAGCGGCTGGTCGAGCGGAGCGAGGACGGCAAGATCGCCAAGCACATCCTCCAGGCCGGATCGCCCCGCTACCTGCGCGCCTTCGCCAAGAAGGTCACGGGCCGGGACCTCTCGCCCGACGAGCAGCGCGACCTGAACATCACGACCCCCGGCGACGGTGGCTTCGCGGTTCCGGTCACCCTCGACCCGACCGTGATCCTCGTGTCGAACTGGTCGGTGAACCCGATGCGGGCGATCAGCCGCGTGGTCACGATCACCGGCAACACATGGCAGGGGCTCACCTCGACCGGCATGTCG